CCAGGACATCGTGAGGGATGATCACGCCAGCGGCGGAGCGCTCATGCTTGCGCTCGGCTTCCTGGCTCCACTCCAGCTCGTAACCAGCGGCAGATGCGGTGGCGGGCTTGGGGTCGGCAAGGTAGCGCAGCACGTTCATCACGCTGTACGCCTTGACCTCGGCTTGGCTCATGCCAACCGAACCGTGACCAGCATCGGCAACGGCGCCAGTGGTGGTTTCATGCCGAGTAGCAATGCGCTCAAGCACTTGCTCGCGGGCTTCGGCAACGCTAATTCCGTTGTCAATCAGATGATCAACAAAATCACCAGGAAGATTGTGGCTTTTGGCCATGCCACGAAGGGCTTTGACGCGATCCCGTTCTTCAAGCCGGGTCGCCTCCAGGTTGTCAGTGGTTTCGACGGTCATTGGAAGAACGGCGGTGGTTTCCCTAAAAATGGGTTGTTCGATTGATAGGCTAGTCACGTTTGCAAGTTCAGGTTCTAGCAATTCGGGCTCGGGAGCGCAAATTGGCTCGGGCGCGGAAGCGGGTGGTTCTGGCATCGGGCATTCGCCGGGAAGATCCTGCGCTGGTTCCATGATCCCGGCCATGGCTTTTAGGTCGTCAGGCAACTGCCGGAAACGGTCAGCCGGAGGCGGCGCGATGCTGGCGAAGGCTTTGATGGGTTCGGGTGCTTCGGTGGCAAAGCCAAGGGCTAGGGCTTCAGAGCCGTACAGCCATCGTTCTTCGGCTAGATAGGGCTGAATATCAGCGGCTGGAATGCCAGTAGCAGTGCTATAGGTATGGAGGTAAGCGGCTTCAAGCCCGTCAAGCATATTCGCTGACTTACGATGCTCCGTGGCATCACCGATTGTCATTGCCCATGGGTTATGAATCATTAGAGCAGCGTTGACCGCTACCTTGCGCTTGTAGCCAGCCATTGCAATTACGCTTCCGGCTGAAGCTGCAACACCTAAGACATTAGTTGTCACTTCGGCGTCGTGCGCTGAAAGAATTTGATAAATTGCAAGGCCCTGCAAGGCATCGCCGCCGTAAGAAAAGATGTCAACGTTCAAAGGTTTGCCTTTAGCTTGCGCAACCGCAGCGGCAACATCTTCGGCGGTCACATCCCAGCCAATGTCTCCAAAAATTCCAATAGAAGCGCTGGGATCGTCTTCCATGTATTCGTAGCGGACGCCAGCTTGAGGCACGGCAACCGGCGACTCAATAGGCTCAGGCGTAAAACCTTGCGCCCGTTTCCGTGCGCGATTGCTTTGATTCATCCCTAGGGATACCGATACTCAGCGCAAAGGTTAAGCAGGGTTGACCGGTCGGGGCTGCATAGCTTTTGCGGGATCATCAATCGCGCTTAGCAATTTTTTATTTTCTTTGTATCTGTTTTCAAAATCAATTTCATCAATAGTACGCACAAAATCTTCACCCGTGTAGTTGCTTATCTGTTCGCTATGCGTTTCAAGCTGAAGCTCGCGTGCTTGCTTGTACGCTTGAATGTCTTTGCTTGTATCAAGCAGGCCCCAAGAGCGGGCTTGCCACTTTGGTTGCGTGTAGCGATCAGGGCGGAAAAAATAATCATCAAACGTCGGCGATGGCAGCGTACCAGACATTACCGCTGCATACAACCACTCCTCAAATATGCGCTGACAAAATTGCTCGATCACTGCGGTGTGCAGCAATTTCCAGTAGTCTCGGTTTTCAAACACCGAAATTCGCAGCGAAGCATAGCTCCCCTCGCTGAAATCTCCAGATACCGTGCTGTAGTTTGATCCTGTTCCCACTGCCATTGTTCGCAGTGAGTCTTTAATGACTTCAGGATACACAGTGTCTTCGGGGCCGTAATCTGGAGGTATTACTGTTTCCCCAGGATTTAGGCGCCGAAAAATGCCAGCCTCGGAATCCACAGTGCGTTTGTCATCAACTAGATCACCTTGAAAATCATCTGGCGTTTGAATCCAGCCCATCTGATTGGCTTGTCCGCGCTTTTTGACAAGATGCGACTTCTGGTATTCACGCATGTTGTGCGCGGTGATCACAACCGGCGTTAACAGTGGCTCGCATCGCATCTGATTAACACGTTCTTCAATGCCGTAAACATGAATCATATCGGCGGCAGAAACAAAAACATGCTTTACGCTTACATTGGGATTGCGCAGCTCTCTGTCGCCGGGGTGTTGTGTCAATACTGCGTATCGGGTCGGGCGGTTCCATTCGTTGACTTCAATACCCATGATCCACTTGTGGCCAGGGCGATCAGACAAATAGTTGTACTCAACATCAATCTGATCGGCCTCAATCATTTCCAGGGCCAAGGGGACTCCGCTACGACCAAACCTTTGGCCGCGCACAATCCTATAAAACAACTCCCCAGAGTCAATTAGCGCTGAAGGGATGTGCAGCTGAAAATCTAGGATGCTATTCTTTCCGGATACATCGCAACTGTCTTGACGGCACCACTTGTTATATTCTTCAAGCAGGATTGCATTTCGCCGCTCATCTAATCCATCGCCTGAAAGCTGTTTAATTTGTGGCCTTGGCTGAATGCCACGCGGACCAATTACGTTGACGCGAAACGTGCGCTTAATTCCGCGCACATGCGAGTTATCCCTTGACAATGCTCTCGCAGAGTTGCGCAACGTTTGCAGATCAAATCGAATCTCTGCATTAGCGCTTGTCTCGGGGCGAAAGAAGTCTTCTGACAGCCTTCCTGATCTTGCGGCTTCAAATTTGGCCTGTGGAATGCCAAGCATTTGCCTGACTTGACCTTTTACCCAAGTGCGAAGGCCCATATTAAAAACTCGGTGTGAAACGGGTGTAGAGCGTATTTGGATCGCCCTTGCCGTTTGCAATAGCGTCAGCGCGTTCCTCGGCGCGGACTTCGGCTTTTAATCGGTCGCGCCATTCAATCAAATCCTTAAGATCAGCACGCCGCACCCTGCGACCGCCACTGGTGCCAATGCCGATCTGGTATTCCTGTGCTCCGCTGGTTAGCGCATCAATTGCGGCTTCAACGCTATCAAGGCGAATCCGTGCGGCACTTCTGGTTTCGATTGCAGTTGGGCTGCCCGTGTAAGCCAAGCTGGGCAGCACCTGAAACCTTGCTTCTCTATATGTCACCGGCTTTGTAGCCACTGTTGCCACAAATTGCGCTAGATAGCTGCCAGCGGTCAAAACAGCCGTAGTGTTTGCGGCGATCTCAAAAGCCCAGTCATTGGCGCTTGCGGTGGCGTCTACGGTTGCGCCTGAGGCTGCGCTAGTCCTCAGGTAGGCGCGAATCGCCGTTGTGCCTTTGGGTGCCTCGTACTCTGTCCAGGAAACAGAATCCCCCGCTCTAAATTCAGAAGGGATCGTGCTCACTGACGCTTGCGCTTGCGGTCGTCAGTCTAGTCTAGGAGACTAGTAAACCCTCTGTCCCTCCAATAAGTTAAAGGCCACTGCAGATTTTTCTGGCACTGGCTTGTCTTGCGCTTGTATTGCCGCCGCTAGCTGAGCCCACATGGTTTTTTGATTGTACTTTTTCTTTGCGTGGTGAAACGCTGCATAGGCATAAACCGTTCCGTCAAGCGCTTCGGCAGCGGTTCCTTTGCGCCTTACCCATGTCACCTTAGGTTGCCCGCCAATGGTGCTGTGGTGCCGACGCTCGGATACAAGCTGCACGAAAAATTCCTCAGTTGTGTCACTCGGAAAGTGGATCGCGCCAGCTCCAGATTGCAAGCCATGTCGCAGTTGAGCCATCAGAATAGTTTTGATCATATCCGTACCAACCTGATACACCTGTGCGCTTGTTTTCTTCAGCCGCCCCTTCATGTCGTACTCCGTGCGCCTGCCGTTGTTGATCGGTGGCTTTCCAATCTGCGGCATACCTTTGATTGCAATGACACCTTGCCTAGATCGACTGTTGGCGTACTCGTAGACATACGGCGTGTGATCGCCTGAACCGGAGTCAACCGCCATTGTTGCTGGCTTTAACTCAAGCCCGTTACTAAGTGGGTAGCCGCCAAACAGGAATGTATCTAGCTGGGCGTACACCGCTTTCGTGTCATACCTCTCGTAAATAACGTGATGCTCAATTAGCCACTTTTCCGGTTCTGCAGTTGCCTGCGCCATTGAGTCTCCTGGGCCAAATCCCCAGATAAAAACCTCAGCGCGATCATCTTGCATGTCAACGCCAATGCAGATCATTAGCACGCCATCGGGAACCTTGCCGCTGGAATAGTCATCGCGCCTAGTCATCAAACCTTCTGCCGTCAAACGCGTTGCTGCATCCTCTCGATACGGCAAGCCAAGCCATGTGTTAATAAAGACTTGGATCTTTTCTGGTGAGTTTTGATTCTTTTCGTATTCGGCAACGATGTTAGCCCAGCTTGCATTGGCCTGATAGGAGATACCTGCCCAAATGTGATAGCTTCGGTGCTCCCGACCGTTTGGGTCAATGTTTTGTGGAGCAGTGGGCCTCCATTCACCATGCAAATCCATTTCAAACTTCTGACTGTGTTGGATTGGTTTATCGCAGTGTTCACAGATGTAAACCACGCTTGTTGGCTTTCCTGGTTCCCACCAAAAACCGCCCGGCTTGCTGCGATCTGCTCCAGGCGTAAACGCAGTCGCGGATAACGTTTGGTACCAGCCGCAATGGGGGCATGGCAAGTAGCGGTGGCGTTGATCGCCTAACTTAAACGCATCGTCAATGCGATCAAACCCTTCAATTGTTGGTGTGCTGCAATCAATAAACAGTCGATCGTGGTAGTCAATCGTTCTGTTAAGCAGTAGCTCGATCTGATCGCCTTCCTTGCCCGCCCCACCAGCCTTGTATGCGCTGGTTTCGTCAGCTCGGACAATTCGATAGGTAACGCGGCGGAAGCCATTTGGACTGTTGGCGCCAAGAAACTTCAACGATGCACCATTGATGTACTTTTCAAGAATTGAGTTTGTGCCGTCACGGTGCTTGCAGACAGAAAACAAATCTTTTAGTACGTCTACGTTGTCAATCAGCGAGTTAAAGGTGTCTCTGCTGTATTTCTCGGCATCACCCGTAGTTGGCTGAACCGTGCATGTATCACATGGCTCCCAATGAATTGAATAGCACTCGTCAATGTTTAGGAGCGTGGTAGCTCCTACTCGGGAGCTTTTCATAATTGACGTTCGCCATACCTTTGGGTCGTCCCATGAGTCAAGAATCTCTCTTTGGTATGGCCTTGTTTTCCAGTTGCCTGTGCTGCTGCCTTTTGTCACCTGGAAATGGCGCTCGGCCCAATCGCTCCTGGATAACTTTTCCTTTGGTTTTAATGGTTGAATGGATTGCCGCAGCAGCTCATCTACGCTTTTAATTGGCATTGATTGAATCATCCACAGCTTTTTCAAGTGCTTCGCGCAGCAAGCGGTCTAAAGAATCCAAGACCGATTGCGGCAGATCGGGTTGCAGCGCTTTCAGTCGGCTGCTAGTTGCAAGCACGCCTTTTTGAATGGTCAGCATTGCGCGTTCAAAGCGTGGTCCCACTTCTGCGGCTAGAACGTACTGACCCTCTAAAGCCAAGCGTTCGATGCTTAATTTGCGTGATTTTTCAAATTCGCCCCATGCGCGGCATTGAACAGCGTCTAGCTTGCCTTGACTATTAAACAGATCAAAATCGTCTTCCGTTAAATCGGCAATTTTCTTTTTTTCTCTGGGCGCTTGGGAGCGCGAGCTATCTGGCTCAGCAGTATTTGTCGGTTCAATTGGTTTCATCTTTGCGGCAGGCGTGAACTTGGCCCCCAGCTCCAGTTGGTCCCTGAGCTTCAATACGTCTTCAGAATCAACCAGCCCACGGCGCTTGCCTGGCAGGTAGTGGACCTTCAAGAGCTTTTCCTGGCACCACTTATTGATCTTGGATGGGTCGCGGTCAATCAGCTTGGCAGCCTCGACCTGGGAGAGCAGGGCCACAATTAGGGGCTTGTATTGATGGAATGATAACTAGGTTCCAAGAATTTTGCAAGTTTACTTCTTGGGTTGGCTAGATCAGCATTTGCAGGGGTTTTGGGGAATTGCCTCAAAATATAGCGTTTTAATCCTTTTTTTGAATCAATGAGACTCATCTGTCTCACTTAAAAATTGTAGCAGGTTCCAAGAATATACTTATTGTCTCAGCAATTGAACCGTCAATAATGGAACCCTGTATAACGACTAAGTAGATAATGCTTGCGGATAGAATCAATC